CCGTCCCTATGATGCCGAAACACTAAAGGCGGCACTGGCAAAAAAGGTGGAAGCGATTGGTGCATATGAAGCCAGCATAAAGCAGCGCAACTTCTTGGGCTCGCTGCTGAACGAATTCTACCAGGATGATGCCAAACGGCACGAAGCGTCCTTCTGGCTGTTCGGTCCTTAAAGCACAAAGGAAATTGCCGGTTCGATTGTGAAGGCGGCGCTTGACTGGCTGAGCCCTGTCAAAGACGATGGCGGCGCTTACGTGATTGACAGCACCGCACGCAGCGAATTATCCAACGTGACCAGCGTGGCACTGCTGGAAGCAGGACAACAGGCCTTATTATAGGCAACTCTTCTCCTTTCTACGGGGTGCTGGCGTGGGGCTGGCACCCCAAAGGGAAGGGCAAGGCGAAAGGCGAACAATGGACGCACACGATATCATCTGGCAGTTTGCATCAATTCTGTTTGTGGCTGTGGGTATGTACCTGATCTTATCCTGTTTCATAGACGACGACTGCGATCAATGACATCATCCGCTGATGATTGTGTGGACGTGCGCTATCCCGTGGTGGAGGCGTTTTATTGCCCGGCGTGCGGCAAGCGGATTGGCGATGCTGTAAACGTGAACGGCGACACGTGGATCCGTGAAGTGATAGAGCGTGATGGCGTGATGGTGCGTTCGGCGTGGCTGCACCGGAACACGGTCAGCACCTGCCCGCACTGCCGAATGCTGATAAAATATAGATCACCGAAAGGAAGGATGTGATGGAAGAAAATTCCGTAATCGAAAAGATTAGGATCCGGGTGGCTGATAGACTTGGTGGCGATGCAATGGATTTGGAAGTGACTTCTGGCATATATAACGAAGTCCGATTTTATGCAAACGTTTATGTGTCAGAGATCATCATTATCAAGCCCGCTTCAAAGCGTGATATGCTGAAGCTGGCAATGCCGAAATTTATCCAGCGACTATTTCCGCCAAAGACTGTAGAGGTGAGGCACATAGTGTCATATCCTGCGCTCAAGTCTGACTTCAGAAAAGAAAAACTTGTCGTTCCTGTTCACTACACACAAGAAATGATCGATTATCCGAATCAACTTATTGATTGGTTCATTGAGGCGGGTTCGAAAGGGCTGAAAAGAATCTATATGAATAGAACGTTCAGGGGATGGTAGTACCGAAAGGAAGGATACGATGATTGAAGTAGGTGACTTGAAAATGTCGTATCATAATGAGGCAGGCAACATGATAACATTTAGATGTCCGAAATGTCACGAAGAAATTGATATTGCCGAAAGTGGTTGGTGGCGCACTGTATGCTCGTGTGGCTATCGCTGGCATTTGGTATGTTACGCCTACACAAAGGATGATGAAAGCGAGGAATAATGTTCAAAGTCATAAAAGTGATAATTGAAGGTGAGATGCCAGAAAAGTGCTTGGATTGCAAGTTTGGTGAAGTGGAAAGCCATGACCACAATAACGATTTAGAGTTTGTTTATTACGATTATTGTATTGTCGCAGGGAAAGACAATCATGACCGCACAAAGCGCCCCGTTTGGTGCCCGTTGGTGACGCTCAATAATTTACTCTATGAATTGGATTGGGCTGGTGACGACTAATATTTTAAGATTATTTGCTTGACAAGCATTACACAAACATGATACACTATTTGTGACAACTGAGAAGGCTGGCCACTCCATCGGGGTGGAAACCTGGGGCGGGTGACTACTCCCGCATTACTGGACGGCATAACAGCAGGATAAAACAGATTCCTTGGCTCCGGCCAGTCAATCAGTTACACTATTTGTGACGGAAAATTCGGTCCCGTCATATGCCGAACCTGACCGCTCGGCTGCGCGCAAATTCTATGCGCGTGGTCGGGCATATTTTAATTAATCATCATGGAGGTTGATATGGTATTAGATTTGACGGGTGCATTGGTTGCAGGGATTCCGCTCATGCTGGTCGTCATAGGGCTTGTTCAGTATGTGAAAGAGAAATTGGGTTGGGGCGGTGTGGGGGTTGAAATATTCGCCATCTGTCTTGGATTGGTGTTTGGCTTTGGTTATCACGTGTACCAGGCGGCAGAGATTGTCTGGTCCTTCAACTTTATATTTGAGGGCGTGATCTTCGGGCTTGCTGTCGGGCTGGTTGCAACGGGCATTTACAAGGCTTACCATCAGGAAGGATAGCATCATGGACTGGACTGCCATCATTATCGCGGTTATGGGGGCATTTGGAGCAGGCGGTCTGGGTGCGGCTATTGTGGGCTGGATCGCTGATCGTGAGGGTAAGAGAGCGGATGCCGTTGCAAAGTTATCGGCGGTGTACGAAAAACGCTTGGGTGCATTATCTGATCGGGCTGATTCGCTTGAGAAAAAAGTGGAACGTCTCGAAGGTGTAATTGACAATCTCAAAGTGGAACTTGATGGGCGGGAAGACATGATTGAAGCCTTGCAGCGTGAGAACACCGAACTAAAAGACGAAATCAAGAAACTGAAAACAGAGAACACCTGCAAGGACAAGAAGATTGCCAAACTTGAGCAGCAGGTTGCCGAACTGACAGAGCGGATTGATGCCATGAATGGGAAAGACGATGGATAGCCTTCGTGTTTTGATTAACGGCATGGCAGAGCTTGAGCGGCGCTTTCGTGCGCTCGAGAAGCGGTTCGGCAAACTGGATGAACGGGTGTGTGTGATTGAAGAAAACACGTGCAATCACGAGAGTAGGTTAGAAGACCTTGAAAAGTGGCAAGAGAAGGTGGATGACCAGATTGACGGATACTAGTAAGGCACAGGTGACTGACATGATCTTCTATCCGGATCGCACCGTCCTAGTGTTTGACGATGGGCGTGAGGAAACGATTGAGCGTGACGGGATTGTCTATGTGCAGGAAGTGGAACAGCAGAATTGACCGCGCCTGAACCGCTTGCGATGTTTGAGGCTGAGATAGTGCGTGTCAAGACGATGGCTGATGGTTCACCCCGTTTTGAACTGGGGGCCGGCGAGGATGCGAACGTGTTTTTGTCGCGTCTGGCAGATGCACAGGCTGGTAATCGGTTGGTGCAGGTGATTATTTACGATTATGAGGATTGGCAGAGGTTGGAAAGGGAATAGTACACAAGTGTCTGGCTAAAGTACAAAAATGACAGAAATTAATACAATTTTTGACGGTTTAGATAGCAGAGAGGTTGATTATGTGCAGGCGCGTGCCAATGCCGTGAGTGATGCAGAGGCGTTGCGGGTGTGTGGCTTTTCGCGTGGTTGGCTGAATAGTCACGATAAAGACGATCTGAATGACCGTGCTATGGCGTTCAAGACTGACAATGTTCTGAAGGCGCAGATTATTCTTGACCAGGCTGTGGAGCTTGCGGCAAAGATAAAGGTTGAGGGATTGCAATCAAGAAACGAGCGAATCAAACAGGATAGCTCATCCGAGATTATGGATCGTAGAATGGGCAAGCCCACGCAGAACGTGAACCAAAAGACGGAGCATAGCGGTTCGCTTGACATCGTCTTTGGTGAGCCGATACCGAAGCGGATGAAGGATGAGGATTAGTGCGAACCTCACGTGGTCGCAAGCCGAGATCCACGATTGCGGGAGCCGCTTTCGTGTTGTGGCTTGTGGCAGGCGTTTTGGTAAGACATATTTGGGAGGCTTGGAGTGTTTCGAGGTGGCAATCAAGGGCGGGCGTGCCTGGTGGATTGCACCGACCTACAAGATGGCAGAGGTTGGATGGCGACCGATGGTGAAGACGGCTATGCAGATTGAGGGCGTTGATGTTCGCCTTGCGGATCGGCTGTTGACGTTTCCAGGTGGTGGCACGATCAGCATTCGATCTGCAGAAGATCCTGACAAGCTGCGAGGTGAGAGCCTTGACCTTGTGGTGTTCGATGAAGCCGCTTACACGAAGAAAGAAGCCTGGACGCACGCTATCCGACCAACACTAACGGATCGTGAGGGCAGGGCGTTGTTCTTCAGCACACCACGAGGGCGCAACTGGTTCTGGGAGCTATACCAGTATGGCGTCAGAGGTGAGGATGGCTGGCAGTCGTTTCACTATCCGACGCTTGACAATCCGCTGATGCCTGAAGACGAGATCGAAGCGGCGCAAGGGCTGTTACCTGAAATCATATTCAGACAGGAGTATCTCGCCGAATTTATCGATGACCAGGGCGGCGTCTTCCGCCGTGTGCAAGAGGCGGCGGTGCTTGAGCCTACCGAACCCGTTGCTGGCAGGCAGTACATTGCCGGCGTGGACGTGGCATCATCCATCGACTATACCGTCGTGACCGTGCTGGACGTGGAAAGCAAAGAAATGGTGTACATGGATCGGTTCAATCGTGTGGATTATCCTGTGCTGATTGACAGGCTTGCGGCGGTGTATGATCGCTGGCACCTGGACACGATGATCATCGAAGCCAACAGCATCGGACGCCCGGTGATCGACCATATGCTGGAGCGCAATCTGGCGATTGTTCCGTTCAACACCACTAATGCCACGAAGCAATCCATTATCCAGGGACTGCAATCGGCGTTTGAGCACGGCAATATCCGCATCATAGACGACCCCGTGTTGGTGGGTGAACTGCTGTCATTCGAGAGCAAGCGCAACGCAAGCGGGTCCTTCAGTTACAGCGCGCCGTACGGGATGCACGATGACACCGTATTGAGCCTGGCAATCGCATGGGATGGGATCGGCAATACCGGCGTCATCCTGTTTGGAGCGTAGGAGAGAATTATGGGAACTTATAAAGCGATCACAGAGATACCGGGCTGGTTCGACAAGCTGACGAGCAGTGACGGCGTACCGGACACCAACGCAACGTTATATGGCAGCGTGCCTTACCTGTTCCGATTGGTGCAGCTGCGCTGTGACACACTTGCCAGCGTGCCGGTCAAGATTTACAAGCTGAATGACGAAGACGAAGCCAGCGAGCAGGCGTGGCCGTACCCGACAGAGCTGAACGAATTGCTGTGGAAGTGGGAGGCAGGCGCACTGCTATCCGGTGCGGTGTTTGGTGAGATTGTGCGCAACAAGTCGGGCTATCAGAAGGACGTGCAATACCGCAACCCCTTCGATATGCACGTGGACTACAAAGACGGCGTGATCACGATCAAACAGAATCAGAGCGGCGCCATCTGGCAGAACAACATCTTCACGGGTGAGTACGACATGATCTACTTTGCAGAATTCGATCCCTGGCAGGATATCCTTCCGGGCGTGTCACCGGGCAAAGCCGCCAACATGGACGCGAAACTGCTGTATGCGCTGGCTAAGTTCCCCGAGATGTACTTCGAAGGCGGTGCCATGCCCGTCACCCTGCTGGGCATTGACAGCGCGTCCCAGAACGAAATCAGCCGGGTTGAGCAGTGGTTCAAACGTTCCGCTACCGCTATCAAGAACGCTTTCCGGGTGCTGGGTGTGCGTGCGGGTTCGATCACCCCGACACAGCTGACGCCCTTGCTGAAAGACCTTGCTATGCCGGAGCTGAACGCAGAAGCCAAACACAACCTGGCAGTCGCCTTTGGCGTGCCGAAGACCATGCTGGACAGCGAAGCCGCCAACTATGCCACCGCCGTCGAGGAGCGCAAGTCCTTCTACCAGGATACGGTCATGCCGAGAGCGCGCAAGTTTGAGAGCGTGCTGAATAATCAACTGCTGGAACGTGAGGGCTTGCGGTTGGAATTTGCCTTCAATGAGCTGGAACTGTTCCAGGAAGACGAGAGCGAACGGGCTTCCCTGCTGTTGAAACTGGTGCAGGCTGGCTTACCGTCACGATTGGCGCTGGATATTGCCGGTTATGACCTGGCAGACGACCAGATTGCACAGTTAGAAAGCCACCAGGACGCACAGGAAGCGTCAGGAGCGATTTTTGACGATAACTTGACACAGGAGTTAGGGCGCTGGATGCGATTCGCGCAGAAGCGAATATCCGATGGGCGTGAACTGCGCGAGTTTGAGAGCGACATCATCCCGGCAAGTTTGCACGGCGCAATATCCGGCGCGCTTGAAGCGGCAAAGACCGTTGAAGAAGTCAAGGCGGTGTTCGATAACGCGCTGGAATGGAGAGGCTATCCGTAATGGAAGTAATCAACCGCGACGAATTAGAACGCAAGCTATCCCGCATTGTCGGGCGTGATTTGCGCGCTGAATTGTCGAAGCTGATGGATCTGCTGGGCGATCCGCCTGCGCTTGCCAATGTGCCGAACGAATACTGGCAGAACGGCTGGCGTGACATTCAGAAGGATGTCGAGCCGATCTTGGTGGATATGTACCTGCGGCAAGCTGAAGGGCTGATGGCAGAGATCAGCGTGGGTGTCGATTGGGACATGGTGAACACCACCGCGTCACAGTGGGCAAGGCGGCACACCGAAGGGATGCTCCAGCAGCTGTTCAACAGGCGTTATGAACACTTAGGCGAAACGATTCCCCGCTTCTATGAAGAAGGCTGGAATCTTGGCGAACTGCGGACAGAGCTTGAAAAGTGGTATTCTCCCCTGCGTGCCGAGATGATCGCCATCACCGAAACGACACGGGCAGCGGTGGAAGGCGAACGGGCAGTGATTGAGCAGATATACAGGGACAGCGGAATTCGCATGGTGCCGATCTGGCAGACGGCGAATGATGAGATTGTGCGGCGCTGCCCGATCTGCTGGCCGAAACACCGCACAGAGATCACCGACGGGCAATACCCGCCAGCCCATCCGAACTGCCGGTGCTGGGTGACCTACCGCTTGCCAGAGGTGCGGCGATGACACAAACCATCCGCTTAGAAGGCGCTGACGAACTGATTAAGAAACTGGATTCTATTCAAGCGATGAAGCGGGTCAAGGCGGCGATCAAAGCAGCCGCTGAGGACTTACAGGGCAGGATGCGAGAATACCCGACGCACACATCCCGCCCGAATCCGCTTATCAAGCTGGACCCGAAAGTCCGGCGCGGCTTCTTCTACCATTTGAGAAAAGGTGACATTGAAGTCCCCTACCGCAGAGGGCAGTCACCGGGCAGTCAGAAGTTAGGGCAGTCGTGGACGGTCAGATCGCAAAACTACGGCTTCAAAGCCATTATCGGCACGAAGGTCAGCTATGCCAGGCTGGTGCAGGACAGCGCACAGCAGACCAGCTATCACCGACACACGGGCTGGATCACCACAAAGCAGGCGGTGATGCTGTATGGCGGTGATGCACTTAGGTCGATAGAAGACGCATTCAAACAGGAGATCGAACATGAATAAATTACGAATCAAGATACAGATACCCGACGGGCAGGTGGTCGAGCGTGAAACCGAAACCGACAAGCGCTTAAAAGCAGACGGCGAATATACCGACGTGGGCTGGCGTGTGCTGGGCGTTCCGTTCGGCGGCCCGATCAAAGGGCGTGACCTGGACGGCGAAGCCTTCCACGAAGATACCGACGTGTGGCTGAAAGTCGGCAGCCAGGTGAACATGACCTACTATCACGGCTACGGACCCGATGAACCCGACAAGAAG